CCCCCGCAGGGCCGCCCGGACAGCTTACGGCGCCGGTAGAGTCCAAACCCGCAGCGCCCGCCACCCCCACCGACAGCCCAAGGGACAGCTACGACACCATCGCCAAGGCGCTCGGGTTGGATCCGGGAGCGGCGCCGGCTCCTATCGATGGTGCAGCACCAGCCGCAGAGGCGCCCGACGGCGTCTATACGATCGACGGCCACCGCGTCACCGCCGCCCAGATCCGCACCGCCATGGGACAGGCCGCGGATTACACCCGCAAGACCCAGGAGCTGGCCCAGCAGCGCCAGCAGTTGCAGCAGCAGGCCGAGGCACTCGCCACCGTGCTACCCCATATCCAGCCGGAACTCGCAAAGCTCGGTGAGCGGCTGCAAGGCGCCGCCCCACCCGATCCGTCGCTCATCGAGACCGACCCCCAAGGGTATCTCAGGCAATTCGCTGCCTACCAGCAGGCTACGGCTGAGCAACAACGTCTGGGCAGCCTCACCCAGCTCCAGCAACAAGCCTACGAACGTGCCATGAGCCAGCAGGTCGAGGCCGGCAACAAAATGCTGTCGGAGAAATACGAGTTCTGGCGCGATGATGCGTCCCGCAGCGCCGTCCAGCGCGATATTGCCAAATGGGCCGAAAGCAAGGGCGGTTACACCCGGCAGGAACTCCAGGGGCTGTCCGACCCACGCCACGTCGAGAGCATGATGAAGGCCATGATGTTCGACCGCATGGTCGAAGGCGCCAAGACCAGGGCACCGCAGCCGGTGCAGACCGCACAGGTGCGTGGCGTGCGCCCACCACCCGCCGCCGCCGCCCAGGTGCAACAGGCCGAACAGGCGTTCGAGGCACGCCCCAATGCCCGCAATGCCGCCGCCCTGCTCAGCGCCCGCCGCTCCAATGCCAACGGCAGCAGCAACGGACGGTATTGACGGCACGTAGCTACGCCCTATAGCGTGTCCTCGTCGGTCGAGGGCAGTGGCATCGCCACCAAGCAACGATCGGGCCGTGTAGTCGCGAGGATGACCAAGTTGGTCGCCGGCACGCACCGCAGTCGCAAGACCAAGCGGTAAACGCCCGAGCAGACCTCCAGTCGCTCCATTGCGAACCAGCAATTTTGGTTCAGCCGGCACCAGGCGCACCGCGCCGTGCTAAGCAATGGAGTAGACCATGGCCGTTCCCGCACAGGGAGCCGCTCCCGCAGGCACTTATATCGAGACTGCAGCAGTTGGCGTCCGCGAAGACCTCGCGGATATCATTTATCGCATCGATCCCGACGAAACACCGCTGGTATCGTCATGCTCGCGAGTAGGCTCCAAACAAGTCCTGACCGAATGGATCGTGCAGGAACTCAACCCGGCCGCAGATAATGCCCAACCCGAGGGCTTTACCGCCGTCATGCAGGCGGTGATCAAGCCGATCAGGCTCAACAACGTCTGCCAGATTATCGCCCGTACAGTCGGGGTATCGAACACGCTCCGCGTCGTGGACGTGGTCGGCGGCGAGGACGAATACAATCGCAACATGATCCTGCGCGGGATGGAGGTGAAGCGCGACCTCGAACTGGCGGTAACGTCCCCGCTGGTACGCACCATCACCGACCCGAGGCACATGAGCGGCCTGCCCTGCTACACCAACTTCGGTGCGCGTGGTGCCGGTGCTGGCGTTATGCCGATCGGTGACGGTAGCAACGCCGGAACGGCGGGCACGCCCTACGATCTCACGCTTGCCGTGGTCAACGCCGCCATCCAGCAGTGCTGGCAGGCCGGTGGCAACCCAACGATGGGGATCATGTCCGGCAACATTAAGAACTACTTCGCCACGCTCAGCCAGGGCGGAACCGGCAACCCGATCGTGGCGCAAAATATCGTGCAGGCATCACCAACCGGCGAGATGACCATCCAGGGCGCGGTGGACGTGTACCGCACCAACTTCGGCACGCTGCAGCTGACGCCGGATCGCTTCTGTCCGGCGCATCAGATTTTGCTCGTTAGCACAGATTACGTCGAGATGGCGCCGTTGCCGGAAAGGGATTTAGTCCAGCAGGACTATGCCCAGACAGGAGATAATTCCCAAGGTGGGGTTATTTTCGAGGGGTGCATCAGGCCAACGGCGCCGAAAGCTCACGCCTGCATCTTCGATCTTAACCAGTAGCGATATACGTTCGTGGATACACCGTTCTTCGAGTCCTGGAACCCGGTAACGCAGCGGTCAACCGAGATCGTGACCGATGCGGAAACCGGGCTTCCGGTCATCATCACCTCACAGAATACCCGTCCCATTGTCGAGAGCGCGAAGCAACTCGCGTCCAACTTCGACAAGCACCGGCCGAACCCGGACGGCATCACCCACGTCGCCCGAATTCCCATGGTCATCTGGCAGCAGCTCCAGAAGCTCGGCATTACCCGCGACCAGAAGGCGCTCAACGCCTGGCTCGATGAGAGGGACAACCGCGTGTTCAGGACCGACGACGCCCGCAAGATCTGAAGGAGACCACCATGGCCAGCCCAACCAAACACGACGCTCCGCATGCTTCGCAGATGAAGCCCACACCGGGCGTTGGCGGCGCACCGGCAACCGCAGGTAGCATGCAGCCGACGCCTGGCCATGTTGCGCAGACGCCCGAGACCAGGGGCGCCGAGCCCCATCTGGTCGAGGGCACCGACAAGGTGCTGCTGCACCGGCTGTTCCCCGACGCCGACAGCAGCGCCGATGTAGAGGGCCTGGCACTGGCGCAGGGGCAGAAGACCTGGGAGCAGGGCGCGACGCTCGTGGCCGCGCAGCAGGAGCCGATTAAGGCGTCCGAGCAATGAGCGGCACCACCGAGCCAGTGCTGGTCGAGGGCCTCGACCCAGTGCTGCTGATCCGGCTGTTCTACGACGCCGATAGCATCAGCGCTGCCGGCGATGCGGCGCTCGCACAGGGCGTGGAGACCGCCGCCGCGGGCGCTACGCTTGAAGGCAGCCAATACGAGCCGATCCTGGGCACCGAAGCGCCAGCCGGCGGTGCCGCCCCCGTCAACGTCACGGTGCCCGCGGTGACGCAGGCAGCCGACACGCTGAGCTGCACCATGGGCACCTGGGACGGCGAGCCGACCAGCTATGCTTATGCGTGGAGTTTGGACGGCACCTCCATCCCAGGCACGGGCGCTACGCTGCCTGTCGTGGCCGCTGATGCCGGTTCAACGGCAACCTGCATCGTCACCGCCACCAATGCCGCAGGTTCCACGGCAGCCCCACCGTCCAATGGCGTCGTCGTGGTTGCGCCGCCCTGATGGCCTCGCTCGCGCAACTCCAAGCCGATGTCGCGTCCTACCTCAACCGGCAGGACATCCTGACCAATGGTGTCATGCCGGGGTGGGTGGCAGCGGTCGAGACGGAGCTGGCCGAAACGCTGCGCGCACGCTGCCAGGTGGCGAGCGCCGTGCAGCCGATCGACGCTGCCTACATCGCACTGCCCACCGATTTCGCCACCATGGAGTCCATCCGCGACAACACCACAGGCGAGCTGTTGGTGCTCAAGGATGAATGGAGCGGACATTGGAGCAACCAATATGCGCCGATCGGCTGGCAGCCCTATGATGCCATTACCGCGCTGAGCGGCCCCAGCGTGGCCTACAGGCTGGTGGCTAACTGTATCGAACTGCTTCCACATCCAACCATCCCAAATCCACCCGATCCGAGTTGGCGGCCGCAGCAAATTTTAATGGGATGGTACCGGAAGCCCAGACCACTCCTTTTGCCGACCGATACCAACCCGATCCTGGAGAACCTCTATCCGGTCTATTTGTGGGGTGTTGTTAAGCAAGGGGCCTTGTGGGCTTTGGACGACGACAGGGCGCAGCAGGCGGATGCGCAGTGGCAACAGACCATCACCAGGGCGAACCTTTGGAAACAACAATCAGATTATAGTGGTGCTCCATTGCGTGCCGAGATGGCGGCGACCTTCTGATGGCCACCAATATCACCTATCCCTTCGACTGCTACATGGCGCTGATGGTGGGCGGCACCGAGGTTGGCGGCATCGGCTACGAGCGTCGCCCGGCACACTTCGCGGACATCGGTGATGGTCGCATCGCCGCCAATACCACCAGCGTGCAGTGGCCGCCCTGCGGCTCCGACTGGGGGCCGATCGACGCCGTGACCCTGTTTGACGCGCTCGCCGGCGGCCACCCCCTCTGCACCGAGGCAGCGACCTCCGTCGTGCAGGGCAACATGTACGACCAACTGCGCGTGTCAGCATCGGGCTATCAGGTCGTCCACTCCCCGTCAGCGCCCATTGGCTTCGGTACGTTCTCCTGGGGCACCGGCCGCTTTGCCACCTATCGCCATCTGGTGCCGCCCGGCAGCAATATCGGCTCGCCCTACAACGTGGGCGGCTACGGTGTCGGCCCCTACGAGACGCTGGAGCAGACCGTGCTGCTGCTTCGCACCCTTGGCACCGTGGCGCTGTGCGGCAATCAACCCGGCGTCTGGACGCCGTCACCGCCGTGCGAGACCGGAGTGTGGGTGCCATCCAACGCCTGCAAGGCCGGCACCTGGGCGCCTGGCCCGTTCGATGTGGTGCCCGTATCATGAGCGGCACGGATTATACCACCACCCCCAATCTCGGGTTGTTCAAGCCGATCTCCAATCGCGCGATCGGGACGTGGGGCGATCTGTGGAACGCCAATGCCGATGTGCTCGATGCGGCAGTCGCCGGGTCAGGCAGCGCCGGCACAGTCACCAACGTGGCGACCTCGGGCGCAGGCATCACCGGCGGCCCGATCACCACGAGCGGCACGCTGTCGGTGCAATGGAACGGCGGCGCAGTCACCGCGCTCGACAGCACGCTCTCGCTGAGCGCCGGCACGCTCAAGGTGGCCAGTGCCCCGCTCACCGGCACAGCAGGCGGCGATCTGAGCGGGACGTATCCATCGCCGTCGCTGGTGACGACGGCCGTTACGGCTGGCTCCTACGGCGACGCCACGCATGTCGGCGCTTTCACGGTGGACGCCAAGGGCCGGCTGACCGCCGCGTCCAGTGTCGCGCTGACCGCGCCTCCGGTGGCGTTCACCAGCGTGACAGGCGTCGCAACGTACGCACAGCTTCCGAGCGAAGTGCAAAGCGTGCCGATCAGCTTCCCGTTCAGCGGCAAGCCCGCAACCGGCGCGGTGGTGAATGTGCCCATGGCCATGGCCGTGACAATTCCGGCATCGCTGGCAGGCGCTGTCGTTTACGACACCACGAAAACCACGGCCTCGGCGGTGTTCACGCTCAACAAGATCAGCTCGGGCACCACGACAGCGCTCGGCACCATCACGATAACGTCTACTTCGAACACCTCATGCACCCTATCCGGAACCGGAGGCAGCCTGGCGGTCGGCAACGTGCTGCAGATCGTTAGTCCCACCCAAGATGCCACATTAAGTGACGTTGGGATAACTATCCTGGCGGCGCGCGTCTGATGGCCACCGGCGGCTTCATCGGCTTTACGCCAACAGGGCGATCGATCGGGAACGCGGGCGCTAATTCCATCTTCCTGACGCCACTGGTCGCACAACAGAATGGCATTGCCACAGCGGTTCTGATCGACACCCCGAACGCCACGAGTAGCATCAGCTTCAAGGCACTGATCTACGATGCGAGCCATAGCGCCCTGCTGGCTACCGGCTCTGCCGTCACGTCAGTCGCCGCGAATTACAACCGATTACCGCTCACGGCCAATCTGAACGTGGTGGCCGGGACAACCTATTATGTCGGCTATGTCTGTTCCGCCAGTGCTAACGTAACGATCCAGTCGTCCGGTGGGCCAGGGGCATGGTTCCTTAGCGGAGGCCAGAGCGTTCCCAGCCCAGCTAATCCGCTGGTCGGTGGCGTGAGCCAGACCACCACGCTGATGTGCGCTCTCGAACTCGATGGCACCGGATCGGCCGGCTTCGGGTTTGGATTGGATCAGGGGGCAGGCATTATATTGTCGTCGTCCAACACCCTGGCGACGTTTAGCTCTGCCGTTAATCTGGGGGCAAGGAGCATCGTCACTCACCTTCCAGGCGATGGGAAATTTTACGCCGAAATCGCTGTCGGCGGGACACCAGGAACCAGCGTCGGCATAGGGATTCACCTTGGCGCCTGGGGCACGAACCAGGGAATTAACCTAAGATACGGCATCGGCGCGTTGTCGGCGCTCGGTAATGTTGTCGGCGGTGCATCCCTTGGCCTGCCATATGCTGCCGGAGATGTGATCGGGATATCTTACGATGCGATAAACAACTTCCTATGGTGGAACAAGAACAACGGCAGTTGGTTCGGCGCCAGCACGACAGCGGGCAACCCTACCGTGCCAAGCGGCGGGTTGGCTACAGGAACGGTATTGTGGCCGACGACACTCATGGTAGGCACGAGTAGTTCGGCTTCTCCTACATTTACCCTGCGCGATACAACCGGCGCCCTGCAATATGCACCGCCAGCCGGGTTCTCGGCGTGGTCGTCAGCGGCTGGCCCTGGCGTGATCGGCACGCAAGCCCGCGCGATGGTGCTGGCGTGAAGGTAGCCTTAACCGGCGGGGCGTACCAGGCGCACAGCGTCATCATCCTCATGAGGTGCCGGACATGAGCGGCAGCAGCGATTACACCACCACGACCAACCTCGGGCTATTTAAGCCGAATTACGATATGGACGACGGCGAATGGGGCGGACACCTCAACACCAACGCTGACACGCTCGATAGCGCGATCCACGCCCTGCAGACGACCTCGGCCGGCGTCACGTCATGGAACACCAGAACCGGCGCGGTAACGCTCACCACAGCCGATGTCACCACGGTTCTGCCAGCATCCACGACGCCGCCGCTGATGGATGGCACGGCGGCAGTGGGCACCGTTACCGCCTGGGCGCGGGCCGATCATATCCACCCGACAGACAGCACGCGAGCGTCGGTCGCCTCTGTGCCGCTGGCGTCCGCCACAACGCCGGCGATGGACGGCACGGCAGCGGTTGGCACCGGGACTACGTTCGCGAGAGCCGATCATGTCCATGCAAGCGATACCTCCCGGTATGCCGCATCGAACCCGTCCGGGTATCAGACCGCCGCACAGGTGGCGGCGACGGTCGGGAACTATCTGCCGCTGGCCGGCGGAACACTGAGCGGCAATCTCACAGGGCCTAACCTCACCGCTACAGCGGCGGTGGCGGCTTCGGCGGTGTTCTTCGGCCAACCCGGCGTAACTGACTTTTATGCGAATGCCTCCGGTAACATCCGGGCATTGTCGTGGCGGGCCGGCGCCTACGGCCTGCAATTCGACAATTCCACCGGAACACTTACCTGGATCGGGAACTCTGCCACTGCAGCAACGCTGGATTTCGGCGGCAACCTGACAATCACCGGGGCAAACGCCATCAAAGCCGGCGGCGGGTCGTGGGCGGCACCGTCCGACGATCGGCTAAAGCGCAACGTGGCGGACTACGGCGCCGGGCTGGCAGAAGTGATCCGGCTGCGACCCGTCTCGTTTGAATACAACGGAGCGGGGGGCGTCAAAGCTGACGGCGCCACCTATTACGGGCTTTCGGCACAGGCGACGCAGCCGGTCATGCCGGAACTCGTGAAGGAAACCCCGGCCGTGGGGGCGGATGGAAAGCGCCTACCCGACCTCCTGGATGGCCAACTCGTCACCGACCTCGGACCACTGACACTGGCACTCGTTAATGCGGTTCGGGAACTAAGCGAACGGATCGAGGCGTTAGAAACACCAGCCGCAAAGGAGGCATAGCCAATGGCAACCAACGCAGGCTCCATGTCGAACAGCGCCCAGCCCAACCCGCAATGGGTGCCGTGCGACGGTAAGCCGTATTACTGCCTCGATGCCAAGCAGCCGGTGCGCACCAAGGGTGTGCTCAGCGAAGGCAATCGCCAGGATTACATCAGGCAGGTCGGATGGCAGGGACGCAGGCGTGGTCTCGGCCCGCTCGGGTGGATCATCCTGATGCCATACGACGCCGGCGCCACCTGGAAAATCTCTACCGCCGACGATGGCGTCGAGACAGCGCTGACGCCGCCGATCCCGTGGCCCGGTAAGCCGCCGGCTGGAGTCAAGTAGCCATGAGCGACACCACCACCGCGAACTATGGGTGGACCCTACCTTCCATTGGAGCCTCACAAGATACCTGGGGCAATAAGCTCAACGCCGATCTGGTCTCGATCGACAGCGTGGTTTACGGACTGGCATCCGGCTACCTGCCTATTGCCGGCGGCGGCACGCTCAACGGCAACCTGACGATCGCCCCACCGACCGGCTACGCTTTACTTGTCCTCAATAAGCCAGGCACCACCACGGCGAACGGCGCAGAAATCTTTGGCTTGGCCGCCGGACTCCAGCGTTGGATGCTGGCGCTGGGAACCATCGAGGCTGAAACCGGCGGCAATGCCGGGTCTAATTTCGCCGTCTTCCGCTATGACGATGGCGGTAACCTGCTCGGTGAGCCATTCAGCATCAATCGCGCTACAGGTAACGTCAACGTCGCCCAGGCGCTCGCCGTCAGCGGCAGCCTTACCGCCAATGCGCTGAGCGCTACCTCGGTGACCGCATCAAACGGCACGTTCGGCGCGATGGTAGCCAATAGCGTCGTCAGTCAGAGCGGCTTGTTCCAGATCGCTCCCGGCTATGCGCTTGGACGCGGCAGCGATAGCACGTGGCGGTTCGTTGAGAACGGCACGGCGACCCTGACAATCGACCCCAGCGGCAATACGACCGTACTCGGCTCGCTGTCTGCGGGTGGTTCCTTGACCGCTGGCGTCGCTGTTATCGCTGCACAGCGGTTGAATGCGAGTAATGGAGCGACGTTTCTCGGTCCAGGCGGCTCTGGCGTCGCGCTGCAATTCAACCCCAACTGGTATTGGGACTGGAACAGCAGCAACGGCGTTTTGTCATGGAACACACCAGGACAGTTCTGGGTGTTCCGGGCCGCCGACAATCGCGCCTATAACAACGTCGGACCTGTCGGCGGTATCGGCCCCTACGAGAACAACTCCGATGCGAGGGGAAAAGAGGATGTCGCAGACAGCAGCCTGGGTCTCGCTGAAATCCTGCGGCTGCGGCCCGTCACGTTCAAGCGCAAGCTCAAGGGCGACCGCGTCGAGCTTGGTTTTATCGCGCAGGAACTGCGTGACGTTATCCCAGAGGCCGTGTCAGTCGTGGGCTTTGAATTGCCAGACGGTAGTGGCGGCATCGACAGCGACGCGCCGTCATTAGCGACCACACTCGATCCAATCGTGGCCACGCTCGTCAATGCGGTTAAGGAGCTGACCGAGCGCATCGCAGCCCTGGAGATCCAGGGTGCCTAGGCTCACCCAATCGCCACCACCAGGCATCGTGAGGCAGTCAACCGCCGAAGCCACATCGGGGCACTGGTTCGACAGCAACAACATACGCTGGCGCGGCGGCGTCATGGTGCCGGTCGGCGGCAATGCCGTGCTCACCGGCACCGACGTTGACGATACCCCGCGCGATGTCATCACCTGGCACGACAACACCTATCGGCGCTGGGCGGCCTACGGCACCGACACCAAGCTGTGGGCGTTCTGCTTCGACACCCAGGCGCTCTACGACATCACCCCGACCGGTGCGCCCCCGATCCTGCCGCCAGGCTACCGGAGCGGCTACGGCCTCGGGTTCTATGGCGATGGACTGTATGGCATCAGCAGCCCAGCAGGCTCGCCCATCGGCCCTCCAGGCATCCTCGGCCACATCACCGACTGGTGGTCGATGGACACCTTCGGTGAGCTGCTCGTGGTCGTCCCGACACAGGACGGGCATCTGTATTCATGGAACCCTAACACGCCCACGGTGCATGCTACGCAGGTGCTGAACGCGCCGACCGGTAACCGCGGCGTCATCGTGACCGATCAGCGCCAGGTGGTGCTGTATGGCGCCGGCGGCGATCCGCGGGCTGTCGCCTGGTCCGATCAGGAGGACATGACGGTCTGGACGCCGGACGTGACCAACCTCGCCGGGTCCAAGCAGCTCGTCACCAACGCGCATGCGCTGACCGCGTGCAAGGTCGGCAGCGGCG